TCCGAGGAGCTTGTCGTGCAGCTCGGACGCGAGCGTATCGATACCATGATCAAGGCCTCCCCCGCGTTGCGTCCGCTGTTTGGCTTTACTGAGGATTTGAAGGTGAAGACCGGCGTGCTTAGCGGCAGCATAAAGCGCTTCGCAGGCGGGTACATAAAGTTGGCCAGCGCGGCCAGCCCTACGGACTTGATCTCCCGTCCCATCCGCGTTGTCCTGTGCGATGAGGTAGACCGCTACCCTGCGCGCTCCGATGGTAACGCGGTGGATATGGCCATAGGGCGAACGACGAATTTCGCTAACCGTAAAGTCCTTATTACCTCAACGCCGGGGGCCGTCGGCGCGTCCGAGGTGTGGCGGCGCTTGGGCGCGTGCGCGCGGTATGAGTACCGCATCCCCTGCCAGCACTGCGGCGCGCCGATTGCCTGGTCGTGGCCGCAGGTTAAATGGGACAAGAACGACGACGGCGAGAGCGACCCAACGACGGCGCGGCTGGAGTGTCCGCTGTGCGGGGGCGTTGTGCGCGGTGCGGGCCCTGCGTCATCGGTGCAGCTCGCGACAGGGGAGTGGGTGCTTGTAGCAGGCGACCCGGCGGCTGGCCGTCTCGGCTTCCACCTCCCCAGCCTGTATTCCCCGTGGATGTCGCTCGAATCTATGGCAGCGGAGTGGCTCGCCGCGAATCATGCGCGCGATATAGACCGCTTACGCACATTCATCCAGGACCGACTTGCGGAGCCGTGGGACGACCGCCCGCCCGTGTGGCGAGGGCAACCGGGGGCCTCCGGCAATCGCTTCGAGGATCGGCCAGACCACGAATCGATCCGGTACTTGACGGCTGGGGTGGATGTCCAGCGTGACCGTTTAGAAGTCTCCGTGTGGGGGTTTGGCGAAAGCATGGAATCGTGGGCGATATCGCACACGGTTCTGATAGGTGACCCGCTCGATTTGGAGTTGTGGGAGCGTCTGCGGGCGTTCCTTGCGCAGCCTGTAGAGACCACCGACGGCCGCGAGGGGCGCATTTTTGCAGCCTGTATAGACAGCGGCGACGGGTATTCTACGCAAGCGGTTTATAGATTCTGCGCGCAGCTTGAGCGGTTCCGCGTCGTGGCGATTAAGGGTGTTGGCGGCGACCGCGTGCCGCTCATATCGCCGCCCAGCCGCATCCCGCAGTACCACTCGCCGCTATATAAACTCGGCGTGGACAGGTTCAAGCAGGTTATCTACGACCGCCTGAATATCGCCACCGTTGGCCCGGGGTATGTGCACATACCGAAAGAACTGAGCGATGAGTTCTGGCTGCAGCTTACTTCAGAGTCACCAGAGACGCACGTGGAGCACGGTCGGCAGGTAACGCGCTGGGTGCAGCACCGCGCGCGTAATGAGGCGTTGGACTGTGCTGTCTATGCGCTCGCCGCTTATGAGCTGTTCTGCCACAGCGTACCGAAGCGTGCGGCGCGCAGGGGGCGAAAATAATTCTTGACAAATCCGCATAATCGTCTACACGGTACTGTGTGATACTGCGTCGGCCTACGGAGCGCGGGCTGCTCTCTACTCCTCTCGCCTAGCCAGCGAGCGCGTGATCCCCGACGCGGTGGATTTTTTATCCGGGGGTGTCGTATGACTGTAGACGAGCTTCGGGCAAAAATAGAAAAATGGGAAGCCGCGGCGGATGCCGTCTCGCGCAATAAGGCCTACATCGTGGATGGGCTCAGCTACACGAGGCAGGACGCGTCCGCTATACAGGCACAGCTCGACCGGCTGTATGCGCGACTTGCGTGCGTACTGCGCGGAGGTGGCTGCACCCGTGTCCACCCCGTCCGTACGATTGATCATGTGCGAACTCGGTGGGTGTGGTAGGCTATGAGTATCATCCGGCGCATAAATAGCGTACTGCGCGCGCTAACGCGCACACCGCAGGCGCGCCCCGTGTCGCAAGCCGTGCGCAAGGTGACGAACTTCGGGCAGGAGCTGTTTTCGTGGCTAGGCTACGCGCGCCACGGCGCATCTATGGACAGCTTGCCGCTTGACAGCTGGTTCACTTTCCCGGCGAGCCCGCGTGATGATTGCGATAAGAATCAATTCATGCTCCGCGCACGCAGTCGTGATCTGTACACGTCTAACAGCTTTTTTGGCTCCGTTATACACGCGAAATGTGACGGCGTTATCGGGCGCGGGCTTGATTTGGATGCAAAGATTGACGCTGACGCGCTCGGTCTTGAGCTGGATGAGGCCACCCGAATTGAGCGCAGGATTGAGGCCGCGTTTGCACGCTGGTCGCGAAACGTCGGCCTTGACGGCGAATCACTGAACGAGCTGCTCTATACAGCGTACAAGGCGTGCGTATTGAGCGGTGATTGCGTTGCGGATGTGTACTGCGACCCCGAAGCACGATCAATCCGTGTGCGCATAATCGAATCGGACTGCCTTATCACGCCGCCGCAGGAGTATGGCAACGAGCGCGTGCGCTCAGGTATTGAGCTCGCTGCGAATGGCCGCCCTGTTGCGTATTGGTTGGCCACAGGCTTTGAATTCAACTCTGACGGCTTCCCGGTGCGCTACTATCGCCGCCGCCGGTTTATGGCGGGTTTCCAGTCGCTCGCCGATGGCGCGTGGCTGTTTCCGCGTAGTGGAGCGTTGTTTATCCACACGCCATTTGATCGCCCCGGCCAGCTGCGCGGTCTCCCGATTGCCGCGCGTGTGATTGAGGATTGCAAACAGCTGGACCGGTACCAGAAAGCCGAGCTCGACGCTGCTGTAGTAGCGGCAAAGCCCGCGCTATTCCGCACGCATCCGGCGGTTGAGGCGCAGGCGGCAATCGACTTGATGGACAGCTTCGGGAAAATCCCGGAGGCGTCGGCCGATGAGACCGCGTTGCCACCGCAGAATGAGCCGCCGATAAATTGGGGCAACGGGAATCTGATAGACTTGTGGGACGGCGCGGATATGAAAGCATTTAATCCGCTGCGCCCGAATCCAGAATACGCGAACTTTGTTGAGCATAAATTCTCTGAGATCGCGGCGAATCTCGGTATCAGTGCCGAGGTTGCGCTGAAGAAATGGGACGCGAGCTATTCGGCGAGCCGCGCGGCGCTATTGGATGCCCAGCGGGGCTATGAAGTAGACCGCGCGCGCTTTGTCGATCAATTCGTGCGCCCGTTGTACAACGCCTGGCTGGACTTGCACGCCGATGAGCTTGGCCTTACTGGGTATTACACAGACCCCGCCCGCCGCAGCGCATGGCGGGCCGCCGAGTGGATCGGCGAGCAGCTTCCAAACATTGACCCGACAAAAGAAATTGATGCTGCCGCAAAGCGTGTTCAGCTGTGTGTATCTACGCTTGCGCGTGAGGCGCAGATTGCCACGGGCACGGATATCGCAGCGAATATCCGGCAGCGTGGATATGAGGAAAGACTTATGAGGGAATACGGCTTGGTCAAAGACCAGAACGGCCAGCCGATAGACGTAATGGAGGGCTCCGATGCTTATCGCGAGTAGAAGTGGGGACAGCGTGAAGCTGTCGATTATTGGTGCCATCACGGGTGAGTCGGACTGGTTCGCCAGCGATGCGGCACAGCTCGCCGCTGTGTTGGCTGAGGCAGACGGCGCGCCGCTCGACGTCTGGGTGTCCAGCCCGGGCGGTGATCTCGACACGGCGTTCGCTATGCGTGCGCAGCTGGCAGGCTATGCCGGGCCGGTTTCGATCAAAACCGCCGGTATGATTGCAAGCGCCGCGACGCTGCTTTTGTGCGTTCCGGGCGCTAAGGTGACGGCGCAGCTGGGCAGCACGTTTATGATTCATCAGGCCAGCATTATCGGTGCGGGTAACGCCGATGAAATGCGCAAATGCGCGGACGTGCTCGACGTTTGCGACGATGAAATTGTCAAGGTCTATCAAATCCGCATGAAGTGTGGCGAGGACGAAATCCGCGATATGCTCAAGGCCGAAACGTGGATGCCGTCTGAGCGAGCGCAGGAACTCGGTCTTGTGGATGAGATCGAGGCGTTCGGTGTGTCCGGCTATCTGGCCGAACCGCGAAATCCAGAGCCGCAGCCGGATATACCGGAGGCTTTGGACAATGCCGTTTCGGCGCGTTTGGTGCCCCGTATCGAGGCCATCCAGACTGGGCTAGCAGATATATCGGCTAAGGGTGAATCGCGCGCCAGGGCTATCACAGACGCGGCAAGCGCGGCCGTTTCGGATATCGCCGAGGCGTCCGGCAAAACGGTCGCAACGCTCACGGCGCTGAGCGAGGATATCGGCGACGCGCTTGCAAAGGAACTGCAGGCGCTGCGCGATGAGATGGCCGAGTGTCGCAGGTCTTACGATGCGCAGGCGCAGAAATACGCCGCGCTTGACGAAGCAATCTCGCGTGCCTATGCGCTCGCGGGCGGGGATTTGGGTTGTACAGTGCACGACGAGCAGATGCGGCGTGCGCATGGCTTTAAGCTGAATGTATAGGAGGGCGAAAAATGCCTACAATGACAAGTGAGTTTTTCTATTCGGCGCGGTATCAGACGCAGGTTGTCGCTCTTAACGCGCAAGCTGCTGCAGTACCGCAGGGGACAATCATCGCCGTTAAGTCTACACCGGACGGCACTTTCGACGTTATCGGTGCGGGTACCGGCGCGTATTCGGCCCCGTATGGCGTGTTGCTTAAGGATACCCCGGCAGACGCTGCAGTACAGGCCGCCGACGTAATCGTTATCGGTGAGCTGTTTAAGGACTTCGTGGACGGCGTGTACAAGGCCGCCAACAGTGGCACAGCTCTTACAGCGGCTCAAATTGCCGCGCTTCGTAACATCGGAATCATTCTCAAGTAAGGAGGCGCATCATGGCTGAATTAGTTTCCCGTGTAATGCTCGACGCCATCGAGAAGACCATCGTGCGTCAGGGCTCTTTTTTCCGCGACAAATTCTTCCAGGTTGTGTATGCCGTGCCCGAGCGCGTGTTCGAGTATGACCGCATCACCTACAATGACAACCGACTGCCGTTTGCCGGTTACGAGGCCGAATCCACGACCGACGCCGTGCAGGGCTTTGATACACAGACCGCGCGCTTTGAGTGCATCCGCCATAAGCACGTAATCACGCCGTTCGAGCTTGAGAACCGCCTGCCCGGACGCATTCCCTACGACGATGCAGACAAGATCGCCGAGCTGCAGAACATCAGCTATGGTGAGCTCGAACGCGCGCTTATCCGCACCGAGGAAAGCATGGCCGTTCAGGCACTGACGCAAGGCAAGGTCGATGTCACGCTTGCCGACGGCAGCACTAAGAATCTGGCCACCTACTGGACTACGCCGGTTACCGGCGGCGTGGATGA